CGCCAGTCGGGGTAATCAGTATGTGCCAACCAATGTTCTACGGTCACATCTGCATCGGCATCGAGTGGAGTCAACTCGTGCCGGACCCACCGCCGAACGAACCTGGAAAACCTTCTCAGTGTATCGTCATCGGCGGGAGGCGGTTTTATTGCAAACCTCTTCCTCACCCCAGCTATAGTGGTATCTGGATCGTGGGGGTCCGGGTGTGGGCAGGCTGCGCCTACCACATGACATCCCAAACTTACCCCAACAGTCGGCCGCATAGAAAGCGCGACCTTCCGCGGCACCGTAATGTGAGCATCCTGCTTTATTTCCTTAAGCGGATCTTGCTTAGACTCACCATAACGGTACCCTCCTAGAAACCACCTCTGACCTCCTTTCAAGCTAGGGTGGCAGGGAAATACCCGACTCGGTGTTCAAGGCGATCTTTCCAGATGCCGAGCGCGACCGTCACGGTACTTCCGACCACGTCATGTTGCTTCCAACTAAGGTACTTATCAATGTTGGTGAAATGACTGGATTTTGCGAATGATTGCAACCTTGCTTGGGTAGTCTTCTCATCTGTGGACTGCATGCAGGTTGGCGTTGACAATTGGGCCAGCAGCTCCATTGATATGAGCATCTGGCCGGGCCGATGTGTGAGTTTACCCCAGACATCCTTGTTGATTAGTCTGCCATTAAGCCTAATGGCATACTCAACAAGCCCGTAAATTGCGTTAGCGTGCTTAAGATCCGACATCGCCATTGAGTCCGCTCTCAAATCGGGATGCGTGTAGTTCGTCAGGCTCACCATGCGGTATTCATGTTTGATGCGGGGGGAGAAGAGATTCCGCTTCCCGCACGACGTTAAATGTTTATTGATAATCCACCAGATACTGTGACAGTATACATACTGGAGGAACAACGCAAGTTGTATGCGTGAGTCATCATGACTTATCACCCATTCGAGATCAGCTAGGCAATCTTCAAGATTAACCCAGAGAATGAGCGCCCAAAAGAGCAGGGCTGGAATCAGCGCATAAAGGTACATATAAGACCTTGGCGCGTCCTCTTCCCACGTAGCAACGAAGTTCTGAGCCCATTTACGGTGCTCCGCTTGCATGCTCGTTTCAAAAGCCTCGAGTTTCAACGTGTTCTCTTGCAATTCACGCCTCAGGCTGATGTTGGCCTTCTCGGCCACATCTTTGTCTGCAGAAATCTCCGCAAGGGCATCTCTAGTGCCTTTCTCTTGCGCCTGCAGATCATTGAACGCCGCTGTTAGCTTTGCGTCCGCGCCAGCCGCCCTTGGCGGTTGCGCCTGGTTTCCTTTGGGTTGCCAGACAACCTTTCCATCTCGCACCGAGCCTTTGCGTAGCTGGGGTGCGGATGACGCACCGCTCCCACCCTTCGAGCTGGGCGGGGGCGGAGAGGAGGTACCTTCCTGTGGATCGGTGGAACCATAGCGTGTTTGTCCACCATGTCCTATCTCGGGGTTCTTCTCCTTCTCCTTGTCCTTGCGTTGCCATTTGGACATATACAACCGTGCGGGTAAAACCCTATGCAACGGTGTCTTCGGGGTGGAAAGTCCCGG